GAAATATATAATGATCATCTAGGTTATGCTACTTTTGGCATAGGTCATCTAATCGTAGAAGGTGATGAAGAACATGGCAAACCTGTAGGCACGCCAGTAAGTGAAGAAAGAGTAAATGCAATCTTTGAAGAAGATGTAAAAAAATATATTAGTGAGTCAAAGAAAGTATTTCCTAATCTTGATGACTTACCAGAAACTGCTCAAGAGGTTATAGTTAATATGTGTTTCAATATGGGTGCACCAAGACTATCAGGCTTCAAAAAATTTATTGCAGGTATTAATGCAGGTGACTGGAAAACTGCTGCTGTAGAAATGATGGATTCAAGATGGGCAAGACAAGTGGGTGATAGAGCAGTAAGACTTAAAAATAGAATACTGACATTATAATGGATGACGCAGGAAGATATACAGCAGAGCATACACTAATGGATGCCAATTTAGAGATTGGTAAATTAAAACATCTATTAGTGGTTGCCGAAGATAAGATAGAACAATTACAAAAAGAAATTGCCGAATTGAAGAACAATGGTTTTGATAGAGATTTACTAAGACTTGATATCGGTAAATCGGTAAAAGAACAACCAGAACTTAAATCGGTAATATCAGAAAAATATAATAAATTTGGGGAAGATGCTTGACATTATGCTTCAAATCTGTTATAATAAGATATATGCAAAAGAAAACTAATTACTTTCTTTTTATAGTGCAAGGAAGAGGGTTTCACCAGAGGCTCGAACTTGATTGCTTAGGGGTTGTACCCAGGCATAACTTGGAAAACAAGGGGTGTCAAACTATCGACAGATAGAAGTAAGTTGTTGCAGTTTAAAGGATGGAATCCGGTCTGTAACTTGTGGGTAATTCCATAGTCCCACCTATATTAGCATATAAATATAAACATATATTATATACAAAGTGGATAAGATAAACATACAAATACAATCATACAAGGAGATACAAATATGAATACAAGTATTGCGGCCTTAAAAAGGTCAAAGTCTAATTTAGACACACTCATAGGCGAACTAAATAAAGTTGCCGAACCTCAAAAACAATCAAACTCATATGCTGATGATAGATTCTGGAAACCAGAACTAGATAAATCAGGTAATGGTTATGCTGTTTTTAGATTTTTACCAGCAGTTAAAGATGAAGATTTACCATGGGCAAGATTATGGTCCCATGCGTTTCAAGGACCAGGCGGGTGGTACATTGAAAATAGTTTAACAACTATGAACAAAAAAGATCCAGTAAGTGAATCAAATAGTTTACTCTGGAACTCTGGCGTTGATGCCGACAAAGAGATTGCAAGAAAAAGAAAAAGAAAATTATCTTATATTGCAAATGTTCTAATTATTAATGACGCAAAACATCCTGAGAATGAAGGTCAAATCAAACTATTTAAGTTTGGTAAGAAAATCTTTGATAAGATTACTGAAGCGATGAAACCTGAATTTGAAGATGAGAAACCTATCAACCCATTTGATTTTTGGGAAGGTGCAAACTTCAAACTGAAAATCAGAAAAGTTGATGGTTACTGGAACTATGATAAATCTGAGTTTGATAGTCCATCAGCAATCAAAGATAATGATGAGGCAATCGAAGAAATCTGGAATAAACAGTATGCGTTAAAACCTTTTCTTGCACCTGAAAACTTTAAATCTTATGATGAGCTTAAAGCAAAACTTGATAAAGTTTTAAGTGGTGTTAGAAACACTGGTACTGCTGAAGATGTTGCGATCCCACCTGCACCATCAGTAGCAAAAGCACCAGATGTAGTAGCAGAAACAGTAAGTGCTCCTACTCCTGCAGTTGAAGAAGATGAAGATAGCGATGAAACGTTGTCTTACTTTTCTAAATTAGCAGAAGAGGACGAGTAATCTCTCCACCTGTTCGCTATATTGGGGTTGGGACGTCCTGTTTCAACCCCATTTTATATAAATATTACTATTATATTATGAAAGAACTTTGAGAAATCAAATTAAACGAGGAGTTTATATGGAAATTATTGGTAAAATAAAGTCGTGGGCAGCTGCATTAGCAGACGTAGGTGTTTCACTTATCGCTCTAGGCATTGTTCTTGAAGTATTATTCAGTGGACAAAACGTGCCTTTCTGGCCAGACATTAGTGTTATCGGTAACGTACAATCAATAATCGCAGGCTTTAGTGCTCAAGGGTTAGTTGGTTTAGTTGCTGTTTGGGTATTATACTCAATCTATACTAAAAAATAACTTTTATAATTATATAAGAATTTAGGGGCGCTTGACGCCCCTTTTTTTAGCATAAATAGGAGTATGGATTTATTTTTTAAATTAGTTATTGAATTTGGTGTACCTGTAGCAGCCTCATCTGTTATGGGTCTTTTCATTTATATTATTCTCAAATACATATTAGGATCAGTAGTTGGTCAAGTACAAGGTATGCACGGTATCATTATGGGATTAGATAATAGAATTAAGACAATGAACAATGACATGATTAAATTAGATTTGCTGATATCTCACGCCTTAAAACTTCGACCAGATGAAGATAGAATTTCTAGGGCAGATGGGAAAATAGACGCTAGAAAGGACTAATGGAACAAACTATCGAAAATTTTGAAGGCACTAAAACAGTAAATGTTGGAAGTCAAGGCGACTTGCAGGCAGGTATAGAATTTATATATCACATGAGAGAACACCTTGTAGATGTAGGAGTTGCAACAATTTATTTATTTGCTTGTTATGCGTTATACTTGTGGTTGAAAAAAGTTATTAAGTAATGGACATAGTAGAAATCATAGACAAGTATGGTTTTGCCACAGTTGCAGCTGCAGCTATGGGTTGGTTCATTTACTTCATTTACACTTTCATAACAACCGAAGTTAAAGTAAAACTAGGTGAAGCAAATGGCGTGCTCATAGGATTGATTGACAGAATTAGAATGCTCGACAATGACCTAATCAGACTAAGGTCAAAACTAAACACCGTACTTGAAATGCAAGAAAATGAAAAGGAGAAACAGCATGGAAATAGCGATAATATTAAAGATAATAATTTGCCACTGGATAGGAGACGGCCTTCTTCAAACAGAGCAGATGGCAACACAAAAAAGTAAATCAACTTATTGGTTATCTGCCCATGTCGGGGCATACATTTTACCTTTCATTGTAGTATTCTATAATATACTAGGGTGGGTCTTACTCATGGCAATCTTACATTGGATACAAGACTATATTACCTCAAGAATTAACTCTCAGTATTTACAAGTAAAAAATAATACTATGTTTTGGAATTCAATATGGACAGACCAGATGATACATTACGTCATATTGTTTGTCTCCATTACTTACTTTATATAAATATTAGTATGAAAGCATTAAAATTATTGATGCTGGGATTATTTTGTTATGTGATTTCGACACCTAGTATCGCAAGTGAATTAACACATAATTTTGCCAACCCTTCTTTCTCTGGGTCTGGTTATTCTACCCATGTTCTATCACTTGAACAATTAAGATATAGTAGAGAAAAAAATGTTAAAGATGACGCTAAGTCAGCGGCAGCTGCAGCAGAACGAGCAGAAAATAATACTACAATCAATAAGTTTATCAAAAACGTTGAGAGTAGAATTTATGCTAACTTGTCAAAACAATTAGTTGATAATATGTTTGGTACAGAATGTGAAGGCACTTGTCCTACATCTGGTACTGCTGAAGTAGAGGGTTCTACAATCTATTGGGTCAAAGACGCAACCACAGAAATAATCACATTAACAATTACATCACCTGATGGTAGTACGACCACAATGTCAGTACCAGTAGGCGACTTCAAATTTTAAATATGGAAACTATACCACAAATTGCAGTAGCAATGCTGCTTGTATGCTTACTAGGCGGTTGTGCAAGCACAAAGTCTGAAAGTGTATTCTATGGTGAAACACCATACACACTAGAAACAGATACAATCAAAAGATTAGAAAAGATACCTGATCTAGGACAACCACAAATTACGATTGCAGTTTACAGTTTTCCTGATAGAACAGGACAAAGAAAACCTAATGATAGATTTTCTCAACTATCAACTGCTGTAACACAAGGACCTGAAACATGGGTCATCAATGCTTTAAAAGCAGTCGGTGGTGATAATCCATGGTTTATAGTTGTTGAAAGACAAGGCCTTGATGCTATCATAAAAGAAAGACAACTGATAAGATCAACAAGAGAATTATATGATGGAGAAAGCGATGTAAAGAATCAATTAAAACCTCTAAAGTTTGCAGGACTTATAGTAGAGGGTGGTATTGTAGGATATGATACTAACATTACATCTGGTGGTGTTGGTGCAAGATATTTTGGTATAGGTGCAAGTGAGCAATATCGTACAGACCAAGTAACAGTTTCGATAAGAATTGTTGCAGTACAAACTGGTGAGATAATACTTACCACATCAGCAACAAAGACTATCGCAAGTTATTCAAGTGGCGGTGATGTATTCAGATTTTTAGATATGAGTACAAAAGCGCTTGAAATAGAAACAGGTGTCGCAACTAACGAGCCTGTTAATTACGCCATAAGAACTACTATCGAGCACGCCATACATAATTTAATTTATGAGGGTATCGA